ATGATTCTTCTATACGATCGCCATCCGGTTTTGAGTAAACTATCTTGTTTGGATTTACCTCATACGTTTTGTTCTTGAATTTCTCAACGTATTTCTTGCCCATTCCAGGTTTTAAGTAACCGATCGTCGCATGTGGATGATAGTCCGGAAAATTGGTGGTGTGAGGTAGTTCGCTAAGCTTGGCATTAATTTCGTATAGAGCTGAGTTCTGAACATCGAACTTCAGTACATCGTATTTCTCATTTTCAAATAGAGAAGCATTGACTAACATCAACGGACCTATTGGTCTAGACTTACAAATGTCCATTACAGTATCGTCATTGATCTCGTTTGAGTGAAGGCCGTAGAGTAGAGTGGTGTGAGGTTCATCCTCTAATCCAAAAGATCGATCGCCTTCTTCAGTATAAACGTCGTCTGAATCTATTTCAGCATGAAATTCCTGCATCTGTGGAAAATCGAAATACACCATGGCACAGCCATAGGAATGAGAATCGCCCTTCTTTTCAAAAAGACCTGCGATGAATTGTGTGAATGATTTAATCATGGATTAACGATTTTTATGGGTTAAACTTTCTGAGTCTAAGTAATCTTCGTAGCGTTTGCCTACTTTATAAGAGCCGTCTTGTCTAAATACGACTAGTGCATTTTCTAATTTAGGAGAGGCTTCGTTCTCGAATCTAGCATCCATTTCATAAAGAACATAAACGTCAGTCTCCAATGATCTTGCTAGTTCAGATAGTTCTTCGTGACTTAATGTCAAGTCAATGTCACCGAACCAGATCTTTCCTTCGTTTTTGGTACACACGTTTGCATTAAATACTGCAATGTTTTTTGGATACCTATTGCAATATCCGCTCTTTGAGCCAGAGATCATTCGGCCGTTCATGCCTAGTATTTTACTGGCTGTTTCTTTAAATATTGTCATTTGTAATTATTTCTTTTAGTCTTTTAATTTCTTCAATAACATCGTCTCCTAACTCAATCTTTGACATCATAGTCAAATCAGCTATTTGAGATTCGTATAATTCGATCAATTGATCCTTTGCGCTTTCGATATTCATAAGCCTATTTTACTTTAATGTGGTTTTAAGGTTTTTCTTTAGTTCAACTAAATCTTCTCTGTACATATCAATCGGCTCCTTCTTTTTAATCTCAGCCAATTCAGCTTTCTTTTCAGAAACCTCGTTTAAGAGCTGGTCGTAAGTTTCTTTAGTTAATGAATGAATTGGCATGTTCAATAGGTAATTGTACGATCCATTAACCTCATCGAAACCGGCGGTCTGTAAGTAGCTAATGATTTCTTTACGTGGAACGTTATTGATCTTTAGTTTACCATCAATGATTAGCTTTACGAACTTCGCTCTATTTGATAAGTACACCAATTCCTCGCCGTATTTCTTGATTAGAAAGGCTTTACGTTTTGAATAGAAACCTAATCTGAAATTAACGAAGTATTCCACCACCTGCGAAACATCTTCGAATATGATTAGCTTGCCCTTTTCGTTCAAACACGTCAAGTTCTCAGTCTCAGTCTCAATCATCTTTAGAGTCTGATCCAATTTGCCCTTTGCAATTAAGTCAGAGAGAGTTGCTCTTGCGAATTTAATGGTGTAATTGATTCCATCAGTTGAGTTATCTTCATACGAGTAAATGATACCCCTGTCTTGTAAGGAGTTAAGATGAGTCTCGTATTTCTGAAAGGTCATTGACGGCGGAAGCTCCGTGATGTTGACAGTTGTCGTATTCTGGATCTCATAGACTCCGCGCATTACGTATTGATTCGTTCCAGTAACGTTCTCAACTGGGCCAGAATATTCCTTCCACCAAGGTAAAAGCTTACCGACCTTCTTTCCATCAAGCACTTTTAGGCAAGAATCAACAAGATCCAGAGGATTTCTGTTTAGGATATTCGTGGCGAATCCTACTGCAATTCCCGAACTACCGTTCAATAAAACGGTTGGGATAATTGGTAAAAAGAATTTAGGTTCAATTGTGTTACCTTCCTCGATCTGATTCTCTAGTAATTCAAAATCCTTGTAGAGCAATCTAAAATTACCGGTTAGCTTAGTTGAAATGTAACGAGCTGCACCAGCTTCAGGAGATCTTAAGGATCCGAACTGGCCGATCTCATCAAGTAAAGGTAGGGAATTCTTGAATGACTGTGCCATACCAATGATTGCACCATTTAATGAGCCGTCACCATGGTGATAATGCGCATCGGCTGCAATCTTTCCGCCTAACTGAAATATCTTTAGTGGCTTCTCATTGCCTGACCTCCAAACTTTATCAGCAATGTAAATGATCTTACGAGCCGTAGGTTTAAATCCATCAATCACCGAGGGGATCGCTCGATTTTCTAACGTGTACATACCGTACATCGCATAGTCTTGATCCAAATACTCAGTAACTGTTTTGCTAGTTTTTAGTTGCATCATGTTTTAATATTTTACTAAAATAAAATACCAAAGTTCCGAAAATTACGCCTATTGCTAAATTACTAGTAGCTAAGGAGACCAGAACAGTGGTTGTGATTATTGATAAGGTTTCTATTTTTTTAATGTGAAGGCTTGACCATGCACCAGTTTGGTAAACAACAACCATCATTACACCAATTAGGCCAGCGAGCGGTAACCGTTCAATCCATTCACCAAACACTAAAATAATGACAGCTAATCCTAGAGCCGCAACTAGGCTAGACAACCGGTGCTTTGCACCTGCTCCAATATTCAAGTTGGTTTGTCCGACTAGTACACAGCCTCCCATTGTTCCAAATAGTCCGCTTACTATATTACCTATTCCTTGAGCTAAGGTTTCTCTGCCCCTGTCACCGGGTTCGTTTAACTTATTGGAAACACTATCGACTGTTAGTAATGATTCGGTTAATCCTGAAATTGCCATACCGAAAGAGTATGGAATAACTGCAAGTATTAAAGCAGTAGAGATCGTTGGCACCTTAAATTCCGGTAAGCTTGCGGTGACTGGCGATAGATCGCCGACTGTCGCAAAGCCTAATGGAATACCAATGAGGGTACCGACTGCGATTGCGGAAAGAGCTGGTGGAAACTTAAATCGTTTTGCTGAGTACATCATTGTTGCGGCAGACAGGGCAACTACGCAAATGAGCCAAATCGTTTGTGAAACAGTAGGCGAACCTACTTGCAGATACTTTAATTGACTATGTAATATCATTAAGGCCAAGGCAATTAAAAACCCTGAGATTGCAGCATTCGGTATCTTTGCAAATACTCGCCATGCGCCAGAAGAAAAAATTATCAATTGAATTATCCCAGCTAAAATTACTCCCAGAAATAGAGAGTCTATTCCAACCGTAGATACTAAACCTGCCATGATTACAGCGGTTGCACCAGTTGCACCGGAAATAATTCCAGGTCTTCCACCGAAAATGGAAGTAGATAGTGCCATGAATACTGCAGCCCATAATCCAATTTGAGGAGCCGCTCCAACCAATAGAGCAAATGAAATTGCTTCCGGTACAAGTGCAATTGCAATAGTTAATCCTGAAAGGACTTCTGTTTTTATTTGATTAATTGTCATTTACTTAATTTAGGTCTAAACAGACTGTTGTCAAAAATCGATGGTCTTCTGGTAGAGTCAATAGATCTTTGATGTGATTGTCACAAGCCTCTTGAAATTTCTCAGGCTCACTATTACTCCAAAGAGTTGCTTGATCGTAATGATTTAGCTTGGCCAGTCTAATCAGTTCAGCATAATCCTTATCTCTTAAATGACCCTTGAGAGGCATGAGTCCGCCGACACAAGTATTCCACTTAAGTTTGCGGCCGTTGTAAGTTATCCAATAGTAATCCATCTCATCTTCACCGACAGCAATAAGCCTTTCGATCTCCCAGCAAGCATTGATTACGAACTGGCCTTTGAGTTTCTCAAACTCTGCAAGGATTAAGGTTTTGTTATCTGTCATTTAGAATTTTTGAAATGTTGAGTGTTCACGAGTCCAATCAATTGACTTCTGTATTTTTGTTATGAATTGTATAAAGAGTTTCATTATATCGAAAGTTTAAGTAGCTTTTCCTTACGAGGTTCAGAATCTGATCCGAACCAATCGCTTAGGCTATCTTTGTATTGTTTGTCGTTCTGCAATTTAACTAAGACTGGATTATGAATAATATCTCTGTACTCAACATCTTCCAATGCCGCAAGACCTTTTTTGTATTCAACGTCCCAACCCTTTGCACCAGTTTTCTTTTCCCATTCAGAGTATTCGTCGTTTGAATAGAAAGGTTTTACCTCCTTGCCCTTTTTTGCAACAACAAGTGGGGTCATTACCTTAAAGACTCTGTTCTGTTCGAAGAGTTCTGGCCAATACTTATTAAAGAAGTTGATTAGCAGACCGGCAATTGAGTCTCCGTCTGGATCAGCATCAGTATAGATGTACACCTTGCCATATCTCAGATCACCTGGTTCCTCTCCTAATTTGATTCCTAATGAAGCCATTAGCTGGACAACCTCATCGTTCTGGATGACCCCAGAGTTTGTCATCTCACTAACGTTTAGGAACTTACCCTTTAGTGGAAAGGCTCCGAACGTTTGTGGGTCTCTAAACTTACGAACCGCCGACAACGCTGACATTCCTTCAAATATTCCAAGCACGCATTTATTCCGGTCCTTGCCCTTTGCATCAATTAACTTAAGCACTTTAGTGCTAGCTAGAGATTTATTAAGCTTACGTAGTTCAGCACGCTCTTCGGCATTCTTTTTCTGTTCAATCCAATCAAGTAACGATTGGATTACCTCTGACCCAAATACAGCTTTTGCGAATTTCTCAGTCACATCATGCTTTGTACCAAAATCTTTAGGTTCAGTGATTAACTTCTCCTTTGTTTGAGATGAGAACGCTGGATTAATTACTGTACAATTTATGAAAAGAAATACATGATTCTTTATTTCAGAAGGTTTAACATCAACCTTGTGTTTTTTCTTGATCATGGCTCTAAGATACTCTATTACCTGATTCAAGACGTAGTTCTCATGAGTTCCTCCATCCTTTGTATGGATTGAATTAACAAATGACACTGACTGGAAACCATCCTTTGAAACTCCAAAAGAAATTTCCCAGTCCTTTGATCTTTCCCAAATTGAATCATTTACGTAGAGATCAACATATTCCTTGAATGTTTTAAACTTATATTTCTCACCGTTGAATTCAAGCTTAAGACCTGGATTAGCGGCAGCAATATCGATTACTCGTTTGCGCATCATCTTACAATGAGCATCATCTATTTTCTTCATTTCAAATCTTGAAAGATCTGGAACGTAGGTTATTTCAGTAAAGCCTTGAGAAGTTCTGCTTGTCTTTGGAGTGGTTCTCTTTGACATGTTATCGGTGAATGTCTGTAAGAAACGATTCTTTCCGTCAGCCGTATCAATCACGAATCTCTTTGAGAAAATATTAACTAATGAAGCTCCCACTCCATTCGTTCCAGCAACGGTTCTGCCCTCATCATCATTGAAATTTGATCCAGCTCTTAAGTTAGAGAAGATTAATTCAGGAATCCAAACTTTATGTTGTGGGTGTTGAACTACTGGAATTCCACCATTGTCCCATACGGTGATGGTGTCTGAACTCACAGATACTTTTATTGTATTAATTTTACCAGATCTTTTGTGCTCGTCAACTGAATTCGAAATGATTTCGTCAAACAGCTTTAGAAACCCAGGATTGTAGGTCAACTCCTCTTTTGAATAGAGGCCGTCTCCAAGAATCCATTCATTTGCGGTGTGGGGCTTTGTGGAGCCAATGTACATTCCAGGTCTTTTGAGAACGTGTTCAATCTCATCGAGTAACTGGTATTTCTTTCCTATTTCTTTAGTAGATGCCATATAGTTTCTATTGTATCTGATTTTTTATAAAAAGTTTTATCTAAATTGTTGCATGCGATTCTTGGAATATTCAATTAATGCGGGGTCTGCTCCAGGCAAATTCTTTAGGAACTGCCATTCGTACATGTAGGCCAAGTGCTCTTCCTTTCTCGGCGGAATAGAATATCCTTGCATTAACATGCTTAGGTGTAGACTCTCATGAACCAAGACCGCTGCAATATTCTGAACCCCCAGCCTAACATCGTTTGCTGAAACAAAAATGGTTCCTTTTTTGTTTAAGGAACCTTCACAGCTTGAAAAACTTGCATTGAAAAATGATATTGAATCACAAACTTCGAGTAACCCTTTGTAATAAAAATTGGGAGCGGTCTTAATTAACGAAATTGCTGAATCTGCTTTGGCTCTCCAATCATCGCCAGCCTGATCAATATGGATTTGAGCATGTGATACACTGGTTGCTGCCAATAAAATTAGCGTTAAAAATAGTTTTCGCATAATGCTATTATACCAAAATAACTTTTAACAATTGTTAAACTGATATCTGGCACTTAAAATTTATCGTCAAATGGGGTTGACTAGGGAAATTTGTTCTACACTGAGTAGTGCTCCGTCGACCCAACCTTGCTTCTGAGCTACCATTTCACCGATAACCCAAACAAGGCTATTTGGATTCTGGGCCCGTCTGATAAATTCCTCTCTCGATTTATATTTACTGGATAGAGGTTTGTAATAGTGGGTGCCTTCTTTCCAATAAAACTTCTTCATTCCGGAAAGCGTTGCTCCCGTAAAGTCATCGTTAAGAAGATTTTGAAAATAGGATTCTGGTTTAGACTTAAGGGCTTCTGCATCTGCATTATCGGAATATGCAACATTAAAAACGTTTCCTTTTATTGGAATTATTTTTCTTAAATTAGAATCAACTATCGTATACGTATTGACGTCTAAATTTTCAACATTAGCAAAAGCTTTTATAAAACTCTGAGATTCTATATCGTCGTATATTGAGTCCTTTAAAAATTTTCTTAAAACATTCACAGTAACTGCAAAGACTATTCCGTCTGCTACATACTTTCCGTTAACTAAAAACTTATCTTCGTTTTTCGTAATTTTGTTTACTTCAACATTAAGCTCAATATTCTTTTCTCCAATTTCTTGGATAAGTTTTTCGACTACAACAGACCAGTCTACATTTTCAGCTTCATAGCCGGAAACATTATCGTCTAGCCCGTAGTTGTTAATGGTGTCCATAAACCCAGCATTCTCGAAATCTGTGTAACCCATTCCTTTAACAAAGCTCTCATATCTCTCGCCTAAAGCTTTTTGACCAAATTCTTTAAAGGTCATTTTCTCCCCTTGATAATCTTTAGACTTTTTCTTGAGTTCTTTAATCATCTCTTTCAAGGGCGGCTCGGGAAATGAATAGTTCATTTCTATCTCGTAAGTCTTTCTCTTTATTCCTAAATCCTTAAGAAGTTTCTGAAGAGTTTTATCTTTGTCTACTCTAGAAAATTGAGCACCAGTTGGAACTTTAACTCCATCTACTTCTTCCATAGATACTCGTCCGCCACATTTACTTTCTTTTTCAAGAATAGTCACTTTAACTTCAGGCCTTCTTTTCTTTAAAAGATAAGCACAATAAAGTCCGGCAATCCCTCCTCCAATAATAACGATAGACTGGGGATTTTTAAAATCTTCGAATAGTTTTATCAATTTCATTAGGATTTAGGTAGCTTGACTCCTGGAATTCCCATCAACTGATTGCTTAATGCCCTAATCATTTGAACATGATTTGAAAATTTAACGGTTTCAAACCAGAAAGGAGTTTTAGTCTTTGAATTTAGAACAACTTGATAATCGCTTAGTCCTGCATATTTCTGTAGAGTCTGAGGATTGAACGCAACTGGCTTTGCAACCAAGTTTCCGCCTTCCTGACGAATCATCATTGGTGAAGTAAGTCCTACCATGTTTACCCAACGACCCGATCTTTCAACTTCTCTGGCCCAATCAATATAGAACACAAAAAGACGACGACCTCCCTCAACATCAGGGCCCATCACAACGACGGTGTTACCCTTACCGAATGAAACGGACTCGTCTACTACATCAGCTTCAGTTGAGAATTTAGAATCAAGCGCGCCGGCTGGTTCTGAATAAATGTGAGAGTAAGCTTGCGATTTTAGATCAATTAATTTTCCGATCCAACCTTCATTACGTAATCTCTTAAAAACTAGATTTTCAACAGAGAACTCTCCGCCCTTGTGTGCAAGCTGTTCGTCTCTTGATCTTGAGATCTTCTTTTTTAGAACAGATGCTCGTTCCATAATATCTTTAGCTTCTTCAGGTCCAGCTCCTTGGATCTCTTCCATCATTTGCTTGATTGCATAAATGTAGTGGTCTGATTTTACCTGAACGTCTTTTGGATCGACAGTTGGTTGACTGTATTCCGGTTTTCTAAGCCATTCACCTTTTAATAGAGAATAAAGGCCAGACGCCAAGTGTAACTGATTTATGTCTTGTGCATAGAGTTCAACATCATATCCTCCAATATTTACTGGATGTCTTTGATTCCAAACTGTCTTTAAACCTTCCATCGCAATCTTTACTAGTTCGACGTCCGGGTTTATCTTGGAAAGATCCATGATGACATGTACGTCAAAATCAGAGTACTTGGTCCAGTTATAGTTGGCTAGGGATCCAGTAAGTTGAATGTCTTCGATTGGAGCACTAACTTTTAGGTCCTCGTAGAAATCATGAGCGATCTGTAGAAGCTTGGTTCTAAGTTCAGAGTTGATCTCTTCTCCATCCCAGACCATTGGATTCAATTGATCTTGATAGAATTGATCCTCGTTTATGAATTCGGTAAATTTAAAAAGTTTCATCAGAATTATTTATCTAAGCCTCCAATCTCTCCAGGACGTAAGGGCTTACGTATTTTGCCCATAGTTCCTGGTCGTAATCGTTTTTATGCTTAGATAAAAATTCATAGAATCTATTATAGAATGGATCTATCACGGATTGGCCGCATCGGTTTAAAGGTTTCGCTGAAACGTCAGTTGACGCAACCTTATGGTTATCGAAATTATTTGGATTATTAATATCGCCTGATTGCTTGTGACCTGCCATGTCAGATGGATCAGACCAGTTAAAGCAGTAAGATGGAATGTAATGGGTGAAGTGTTCGTCTAGCTGTTTTTCGTCCCTAAGTTTGGTGTACCAACTTAAACCTTCATACCCTGTCATATCATCCCTAAAACCAATCTCACGGATTCGGGACATCTTTACGATTACTGAAGCCTCAAGAGTATTTCGAGTAAGCTCGACCTTATGTGGAGTTGCGAATATGCTTCTCTCTGGTTTCCAAGCGTCCTTTTCGTTTGCAACGATTCCATCAACAGCTTGGCGAATATGCCAAGGCAAATAGGCATCATCGTCATCCGCTAGCATAAAGTATTCTCCAGTTGCATGAGTTACTGCATCTCTACATATCGCACCTCTATTCGTATAAGATTTGCCAGTTACGTAATCAGTATCATTATTGATAAGAACTATGTTTAAATCAGCAAGGTCAGGATCAAGGCTCATTGGATTATTAACATCCGTGTTGAAGATAATTAATTCTTTGTGCGGATAATCTTGTTGAATGAATTGCTCTATAATTCTTTCAACGCATCTGTATCTGCGATAAGTGGTGCAAATGAAACTTACTTTATTAGTCATGGAGTTTTCTTTTTAAAGTGAATGTTAGAATATTAGTATCGCTATCGATCGGGACGCGTATTGAATCTTCGAGATTACAAAAATTAATCACTTCATAACCAATCGAGTTTGCGAATTTAAAAATGCTTGCTTCATCAAAAAACCAAAGATGCTCGTTAGGTCGACGGTGTTTCCATTTATCGAACCATTCACTCGAATGATAGTGGCACCAAGGTAGAGAGACTACAATGTATTCTGCTTGACAATTTTTTAAAATATATGGATCTTCCATGTGTTCAAGGACGTCAAACAGGGTCAAGACTTCAACCTTATGCGAAACCCAATCTTCAATAAAGATTGCATTTTCTGGAATAGGATAGCCGGTTACATCATAGCCATAGCACGAATTAACAATGCTTGAACAAGTCGATAAAAAGGATCCGTTTCCGTAGCCTATGTCCATTATAGAGTCGGGAATCTTTCCGATTGAACCGATCACATATCCTAATCTCAAGTTGCTCATCAAATCATTTAAAATTCCATACGTGTTGTATCGAGTATTCACGTACTCTTCATCGTACGTAATGATGTTTTTTTCAATTTGATAAATTAGGCCATCTGAATTTTTATTGTAATTAGGTAGCATACGTTCTTTGTCAAAGTTATAGAATCTCATCTCACTATTATCTGAGTTAATGTAAAATGGCGCGGTGAATACGCTTGGCCAAGATCCATGCATTCCATCATTATAGTAATACACAAGCTTTCGAGTTGGATTGTCGAGTACACTTGCAAGTAAAGATAGTCCGGTTGCGCCACCGATGTAGTATTCGCAAGTTAAAATGTGTTCCAAGTTCTCAGTAAAATCAGTACTTATCGTAAACTCCTTTGGGTCTATGTTATCTGGCAGTTTCTTAATACACAGTATTCTAGAGTAGTCAGAGTATTCGCTCGTAGAATATTCATCGATTATTCCTTGAAGAACAGACTGTGGCCAATTTCGTTGAGGATCATACTCTGCATCAACTAATGGAAATAGACACAACTTTCTTTCAGTATTTTCTGGGTTCGAAATCTTTATCCATTCGCCCTCTCGTTTTCGATAGTCCCACAAATTCCCATAAGGTACAAGACTTATCTCACCAGGCGATTCATCAAAATAATCAGTTCTAGACATTACGAACTCTAAAAAAAGTCTAACATAATCTCTCTTTTGAATTGAAGATTCAGCTAAATGAAATTTGATTGTGCAGTTAGAGTTCTTTCTTCTAATATCACAAACAACATTCAAAACGGAAATTAAGTCTCCCATTTTAAATCCTCCTTGAAAGGTGGTCTCGTCAATATTTACGGTTAAATCAGGTCCAGAATAGGACCATAAATCGAATACATGCATTTGAATTATTTATCTTGTCCAGTAAACTTCACCATCCACTAGAGTCTTGACAATGGTCTCGTCCTTTGCAATCGAATTGATATATGCTTTTGGATTCTTTACGTTATTGTAAATTCTTTGAGTTCCATTTAGATAAACGACGGTCACTGAGTATCCGCCGGGTTTAAGACTCAGGTAATTTTTTCTAAATCTTTCGTGTACTATTATTGTTTTTGACATATTTCTTATTTTCCTGTTAATAAATTTCGGATCATTCCCAATAGCATTACGAACACGGTTATTGGCCAGGTTAGAATGACAATCACCCGGGCTATCAAAGTTTTAGGAATCTGTCTCTTTGCTTGTCGAGACTCAATGTATTCGATTAGGGCTCCCCAAAGTAAGCCAACTATAAGATAGGACGCAATGTCCTGTAATAAATCATTTTGCATATTGATCTATTATACTAAATAATAAGTAAAAGGTTATTGACCTGAAATCATTGTCAATATCTGATCCTTAACTGCAAGAATTGCCTCGATCTTACGTTTAGTGTTTGCTTGTTTATCAAATGTACCGGCAGCGATAGCGGTCTCCATCAGCTTAAAACCTCGTGCGGTCTTAGCTAGAATTGCTTCAGTATCTGCTTCAGAAACAGCTGATCCAACTATTAATTTATTGTATAGTTTTGCAGCAAATGTTGAAAGGACTCCGAATTGCTTGAATGAGTCAACGACGTCTTGCATTTTGATTAGCTGACCCATTTCCTGATCAACCACATTAACAATTTCCTGTTCAGCATAGGTTGACATTGATTGATCCGCGATTTGCAAGCTGTGACCTGCTGTCATGATCTTGTCTATGATGGCTCTACCGGTTTTAGCCGAAGCTCCTTCGTCAAGTACCTGTTTAACTGCGCATTCAGCGGAGAGAGGCTTTACTATTGAATCGACTACCTCAGCTGGATATCCCAATTTGGTGAAGTGTTCTGCTGGATCATCGGACTTCTTAATAGCAATATCATTAATATCATGAGAGGTTCTTACTGTACCGTTATAGTAAATGGTTGTTCCAACAATGTGTAAAGGATCGGTGGTAGGAACTCCAAAATCGAATATGTTTATCTGTACTGCACCGGTCGCGTATTGTTTCCATGCCCATGTGTTAATACACCAATTCGCAGCAGAACATAGGGCCTTTTGAGCAGCTTCCGTTCTGATTGACATTACTACATAACGATCATCGTCATACATCACATTAACTGCAGGCGCTAGCTCTTCAGCTTGAGCGGCAAGCTTGATTGCACCACCCTCAATGTTTTGAGCATCAGCGAAGTTAGTCGCGTATTGAATGAATGCTGAGATTGGCTTGTCTAGGAATCGATTGACCTTTTTCATTAATCTTTTCTGAATCTCAGGATCCTCATTCGCTAAGTTCGCGCCAAGTCTGAATAGGGCTTGCTGTTCTTCAGGAGTTGCGGCACGTGCTTTATCTCTGATTGCTCTCGGCAATTTATCAATGATCCACTTACCCTTTCTACGAAATTCAATTTGAGCGAACTGATCCATTAAGGCTTCATATCCTGAAATTCTAGCAGCTTGATCTGGATTGCCCTTTGAATATTCTTCAACCGTATGAGGTAATGAATTAATGAATTCTCGGTTATCAGCAATCTTTGTCAACAATAATTGTAATTGTTCAATTGATATTCTTTGAAGAAACACAAAGTTAACAAACGATCCTGCATAACCACGGTACTTCTCTCCAAGTAGATCAATGATTTCCTTGTATTTTGGATCACTTAAAGCTTGAGCCTGTTCCTCAGGTGAAAGCTCCTGAACCGGCTTACGTAAACGGTCCGCTAGTCTTTTCAACATGAAAGACTTTGCTGCTTGCATGTTTTCGTCTATCATCTGGTCCTCATTGGAAATCCAGCTCTCAAATATTCTTAAGTACTTCATTTGATATTAGTAGTGGTTTTTAGTAATGATTTTTATTCTAGGATCTGAGATAACTTCCTTCTCATCGCTAGTTAGTCGATTTTTATATTTCCATTCGCTTACAACTAAGGTAACTTCTTGATCTGTGTTAAAGTAATTGTTCAGAGCCTTAATGTTTTTTCTTCGATTAACAGCTTCAGTAAAGAAGAGTAGACTTTTTAAGTCTTCCACTATTTTCTGAATTCTTGAAAAATCCGAATCTGGAAATTTAGAGTTGACTAATTTAAGGAGGAGCTCGTAAAATTGACCTTGTTCTACTTGTTGTGAGGCATTAGCCTTAATTGATCTCTTTGTAGAAAAGTCTCGAGAAGTAAAGTCTAGTGATTGAACTAAATATTCCATTGCCTTTTTGAAAAAGTCAAGTTCAGTAGGCTCATTGAGTCTCTTGATTACCATGTCCATGTCTCTGAATCCAGTTTTTGGAGTAAGACGTCTAACTGTTTGAGACGGGCCAAATAAACCAATTCCCCAGTCGGTTGTCGTATCTCGTTGGCGGCTTCTTGTAAATTGTAAAGTATGATTTAGTAATTGGGTAAAACTTGAAGATAGAACAACTCCTGACTCTATTAGAGCTTTGTATTCAGGAGATTCAACAACCTCAATCAACCATGCTAAATCAGGATAAGTTTGGATATCATTGAACCATTCAGTCGAATAAATTCGATGTTGTGATCCTGTTTTTAATCTGCTCTTGGTGTGAGCGTTGATTTCACGGGTCAGAGACTGTACCTTAGCTGAATATTCTTCAGGCGAAATGATACCAATCTCCTTAAGACCAGCTAGATCATTTTTCTGTTGTATTAGGGTCTCAATTGAATGTTCTTCAAAAAGTTTAACGTACTTCAAATCTCATTATTATTATTTTGCAGCAACTCCAGCCGTTCCAGCGGTACCGGCCGAACCAGCAGAACCTACATTAAGGGCTGCACCGTATTGGGGCTTGTAATTTTGGATCAATGAATTTAATTCAAGTGCTTTTGCTTTGACCGCATCCTTTGCAGCTGGGTCCTGAGCTGCATTGAACTCTGCTTGAACTTGAGTTAATTTCGCGATTAATGCTGCCTTAACTTTAGGTTCAATCTCCTTTTCTTTGGCATCCCTTTCAGCCTGAGTTGCGGTCGGTAGCGCCTGAGCATCAAGTAGAGTCTTGATTGATGAGTCTTGTCCAGCTGCTGCTTGTAAAGCTGGATCATTGATCATTCGTAAGTACGCAGCGACTTGTTTTACTCCAGCCTCTTGCATTGCTTTATCAAAACCGGCAGAAGCAGCACCGAACATTTTATCAGCAATATTTCCAGCAGAACCGGCCGAGCCAGCCAAGCCAGCAGAACCGGCTGAACCTGCGGAACCTGAAGCTCCAATTCCATCAACTATGTCACCAATTGAATCAATTTTAGCGGAACCGTCCGCCTGTATTGTAAAAAGGTATCTGGCTGAGAAAGCATAATTAGGTTCGCCTCCAGGTAAATCAGCTAACACACCAGACTGCTCAATAGCAGCTCTACCGCCAGCTGCCTTTAGTGCAGCTATCGCAGTAAGATCAGCGGTTGTTAACATTACTACCAGATTGAAACCTGAATCGGAGGCTGCCTTTGCATCTAGTATCGCCATTAGTTTGCCTAATTTCTTGGTGCACAGCTTAAATGTCTTTTGATACTCGGTCCATTTGATCTTTTTTGTATCTACGAAACTTGTCATTGGGCCAGTCGTCGCTTCACTAATGAACGATTCAAATAATTTTATGTACTTTGGCATGTATTGCTTAATTTATTTCAGGTTTATTTATTTTAGCTAGGTCAGATAAGAATTATCGAAGCCCAGTCATAGATAACTGTTTTCGTAATTTTGTCTTGGCATCATGAACATTTGACTTGACTGCACCGGCTGTCGTTCCCATGTGAACTGCTGCCTGCTCATAGGATAAATCTTCATACACGACTAGTTTGAAAGCAAGCTGCTGACGAGTCGGAAGTTTATCGACAATACCTCTAATCAACATTAGCGCTGGCCTATCCGCATGTACATCCTCGGTTACTACGTCAACTCCTTCAATATCAGAGAAAGTTTTGACCTTTGTCTTGAATTGTCTAATCCAATTGACCGTTTCATTACGCACGATTCTGGATAACCATGCAGCAAATGGGCCTGTCCCGCTCCATTTATCTAGATTCATGAAGGCTTTGGCCAATCCTTGGCTCACTGCTTGATCAAGATCGTCTTGATCAGTTAAGTATTTTGCGGCGTTTTTGTAGGCTAGAGGCTTCCACTGATCCCACAAATCTGAGAGAGCTCGGTGATTACCGGTTCGGGCCTCATCGACTAATGGGTCGACGTGCTGTAAATTTAAGTCCATAGATTGGACTATTATACTAAAATAAGTTAAGCTGATTTAATAACTGCGGCTAGCGTCTTGGCTCTGTCCCCGACCTGTTTGGCCCATGCGGACCTTAGCATCTCTTCTGATGCAGCATCGAAGTTTTTCTGTTTGATGTGGGTTAGGAAATTAGTAAACTCCGAGAGACCCCTTTTACCTAAATTAAAAACCATTTCAGTTAAGACTCCCTGAACTTGAGTCGGTAGATTCGGCATGTTCGGAACTAACTCCTGTGCATTAACTTTAGCCTGCTTAAGGTCGGTGAAGAGCAGAGCAGTTATCTGTTCTTGAGTCAATGGTGATTTACCAGCCTTGACCTTTTCAGGATTAGCTCCTACCTTTTTTAACTGAGCAGTCGCGTCTTCACGATTAAGATTAAAACCCACTCCTACTGTTGGAATCTGTCTGGAATCCAAGTACTTAAAGGGTTTTGAGCCTTCATGTTTTATAACTCGGTCCTTGATAGAAGCAAGGACTGGATCAGTTGGAGGCGGTGGTGCTTTAAATGAGTTAAGGTATTGTTCGGCTCTAATGTTCTTGATGTGGGTCATTATCTGATTCTTGTAGTCAGAATCCATAATTCCCAGCTCGCCGTTGATTGCATCTCCGACACTTGGATACTCCCATGATTTCTGTGGATCCTCGTGACCTGCCTTCAAGGCCTTATTGATCTTGACCAATGAGTATACATCCGGAATTGATTTAATGGCGGCTGTCAAAGCATCCTCGTCCGTGCCCATTCCATCGGTTGCTGTCTGAATTTGCGCAGCGATTTGGTCTGCAGTTAAGGCTTCGTTTATCCAGCTTTCAAATAGTTGTATGTGTTTCATTAGTTATTCTCTTTCAATAATTTAGAAAGTCTTTCGACCTCTGCAAAATCTCTACGATCAAGAGCTTGATCGATTAGATCTTGAATGTCAGACTGACTCATTGAATTGGATGAAGCTCTCGGTGCAAAGTCATTATCCATTGCATAATCGAAACTTGAGTCTCCGTACTCGTCGTCTTCTCCGTATTCTGAGCCTTGCATTGAGTCTTCCCATTCAGCAAGCTCATCCTGTATTAACTGGATCAATTGCTGAACGATTGCTTTTGCCTTTGGCATTGCTTCACGAGCAGCCGTCGTTTCTTCTTCTGAATATGGCGGTTCATTTTCGCGAACCTGTCGGTAAAGAGGAGCTGCCATGAATATTAATCTCATTAGCTCAAGAAACTTTTGATCAGGAACAACACTCGCATCGATCATCTTACCCCAAACATATTCGCGACCGTTATCAATGGTCTCAACTTCTGGAAAAGTATAGATGAAGTCCCTAAGATCAGCGGCAGTTAACTTAGCACGCTTAAGATCCTGTACCTCGTCCTGAGCAGTGTCAGCATTCATAAAGACCTTAGCGATCGTCTCATCATCTAGATGTGCGAGACCACCCTGATTTATTAGACCGTATATTGCTTTAACCGCTTCATGAAACAGCATCGCCTGGTCCATGCCAAGGATTATTAGCTTGGCCGTATCTGATTCGTGATTCTCTTCTGGAGTTTCGTCATCTTCTTTTGGAGTCTCTTCAGCCTCTTTTTCTTCTTTTGGCTTCCATTCAATTTTAGAAATTCCGCTTAGACCGTTTCCGTTCTCAATCATTGCTGCACCAACCTCTTCTGGAATTCTCCAGTCTCTGGCATTACAAATATCCGTGATCTTTATTAGGAGGTCGACCATACGAGTCGCACGTTCTTCTCCGAATAATTCAGTTAGACCTGCCATATTGGTCTCGCCCATTAACATCTTCTTTGAATTGATTGCTTCGCCTTGGGCAATCATGTTTAGGATTTTACGCTTGTGAATCGCTGCCTTAGTATCCTCGTCCTCTATCTCCTTGAAGCTTGGCTTGTCTTGGTCTTCCGGATCTTCTTGATCCATTTTCTGCTTCATTTCCCTAGGATTTGTTGGGATTCTAATATCAAGCTCGGTCTCTCCAAGAATGGAACCGTATTGCTCTTCAATTACTGAACGAGTTAGGTCCTCAATCTGTTTTTCCTTGCCTCTTTGCATTGACTGCACTTCCATTACGAAACGCATTAAGTTTCCCATTTCTCTGCCTAATCTCTGTTCAATATCTCGAGCACTGGCCTCAGCTCTCTTGTTCAAGGAGGTTAGGTATTCAGGAGAAACTGCCGGATTTCCCTTGATATCGGCCTCATTCATGAATTGTTTAAACGATTTCATTTTCATTCTCTAATTCTTTTAAACGATCCATCACGTCTTCGGCTTGAGCTTTTGCTGGCTCAGGTTGCTTAAACGGTTTCTTGGTAGGAATTGGACCTGGTTTTGGTCTGGTTGCGGGTCTTGTTGGAGCAATGGTCGGTGCCGGCTTAGTTGCAGGTTCTGCAGCATAAAACTCGGTTATGAATTGCTCAAATAGTTTAATGTGCTTCATTTAGAGTTATTAATTATTTACCTAGTTATTTATTTGCCGGACTCCCGTAAAATAAATAACGGGACCAAGTGGATCCCGTTTTAAAAATGTATTTCTAGACTACTTAAAAATCACGAAATTGAGGTTGGCCCAATCGGTAATGATAATCTCTATTTGCAAAACTTTTGAATCGACGATGTAATAATCTTCTAATCGTTGATAATCTGGTCGTAATGGTCGAAACGGATAATCCAATCTCTTTAGAGATGTCCTTGAGCGCTAGTTCATTAACATGGTACAATTCAAAGATTCGAGCATAGGTTGGTCCTAATTTGTGGAGTACTAAGCGCGTTGCGACCTCGTGTAGTCGGTGAGGGTTCAGCACGATTTCTTTGGGCTCAACGCTTTCTTCAAATTTGTCGGGCCTTACATAATCATCATCTGCCCAATCTGGAATTAATTGACTCTCCAAAACGACCGGTGTTTCCAACCTCTTTTTTACGGCCTCACACCAGCCCCAATAACAAGTCTTCATCAAGTAATTTACCATGTGAACCTCATTCTCAAATTCAAGTTCTCGATTCTTGGCTGAAACTGCGCTACGAATTGCGCAGAACTGGGCATGCTCAAGATCGTCTTCATGGCTAACGAATCCACCCCATCTCTTTATCGAGACCATTACAAATCCTCGACCCTGCCCAAAGAATTTGACTATTATCTCATCGGTTATTTTCATTGTGTTAGTTTAGCGGAGTATTGACTAGGATGCAGGTCATGCCAACTATCCATGCAGTAAAGATGAATACGATAGCCCAATCCCAGAGAGTCCATTTATTAAGATTCTTCATGAGGTTAATGTACAAAAAAACCGGCCACATGGGCCGGTCGGTTATAAAAGATCTATTGATTATTAGTAAAGGTCATTGAGCAAAATGTACTCGAACCAACCGATATCGTCAATTCCGCTAGAATCATACATCCAGGTTTTAACCTGTTCAAGTTCTTGAGCATCGTCATCAGACTCAAAGTCTATGTGCTTTTCGAACAGTTCTTGGAACTTAGATTTTAGAGTATCAATTGCAGCATTTACTTCCGGATCAGAACTCCATTCGTTAACTAAAGTTTTGTAACGTTCTTCGAAAGGTGCAGAATAGTCAGAGAAGCCCATGCTCTTGAGTTCGTTCTCCTCGTCTTTTCCTAATTCTTCTGATATGAATTGATTGAAGTGTTTTAATTGTTTCATGCGGTGTCTTGTTTTTTTGTGCTAAAGTCTTCAGCGATTATCTTTGAGAGCTCACGGTCCTGATCGGTCGCTCGATTGATTGCCTCCTTCTCCATGCGTCTCATGAAGTCCGGAAACTGGGCTCCAACCTTGAGCACGCTTTCGGTCCAAGGTTTTGGATCGTATTCTCTCTGCTTGGTATAGTACTCACGAGCAATTCTACCGGCAGTAACGTCATCCAAGTAAACTGTGTCAGATCCCAACTTAAAGCTTGCCTCAACCGTTGGATAGTCTTCCATTGAGATTGACCATTGACATGAGGTTTCATTCTCAAGCTCGGCCCAACACTTCACGCTCTCGTCAGTCTCTTCGAACTCAACAAGCTTTTCAACTTTACCGGTCAACCAGTCCTTAAATGTTTTGGGTTCCTCAGGCGCTGGTGCCTCAGTTGTCGTTTCCGTAGTATCCTCTTCGGGCCCGGTTTCAGCAGGTTCTTGCACCTTACCTTGATCCTCTTCAGGCTCTGCTGCAGGTTCAGGCTTGGGCTTCTTCTCCTGCTTTTTGAAAGGCACCGGCTTGTGAGCTTGATCCGCTGCACGTTCCATGTCCTCAAAGAAGTTCTCGTATAGTTTAACGTATTTCAAATTATTAGTGTTCAAATCGTTTGATTTATTTCTATTTATTATGGGGTAGTATTGTTATCGATCCATGCCTGGCACTCCGCTCTGGTAACTCCAGTATAAACGGTTTTGTTGGTCTGGTCTTTTACTAAAAAGAAGGGAACAGTTCCTTTTGGTGGGGTGCTTGAATTGGCATAGGGTTCTTCTATTGTGTACATGATTCTTTGGTTATGTTAAAACACCAGTCTTGACTGGACGGCTGCGAAGTTGTAGTACATTTCCATATCGCTAAGCACTCGATCATAGAACAGGGCTTGGCGAACTTTTAATGGGCCGACCTGCATGGGTCCGTACATGCCAAAGACCGCGGTCGGATGAGCAGTATTGCCCAAAGCACCGGCACCGGGCGAGGTCAGACCGCCGATCTTTGTGTCATTCACCCACATCTGACCGCCAGATTGGGAGCTGTAAGTCATGCTAATCATTAGCGTTTGGTTTGGAAACATTCTGACGTACAAGTCGGTGAGGTTGGTCCAGCCGGAATTTTGAGTGTAACCGTACCAGCCAAGAATACCATCGTTTCCGTTTCCCTGATAGTTATCGAACTGGTACAAAACGAATGAAGCATTAAGATTGTAAGCGGAGTTCCATTTGCTGATTGGATGATACGCGTACTGATCGACTGTGCTTGCGGTCTTTTCCAACAGGCAACAGACCGTTATTGAGTTTGCGCCATTCATCCAGGCTGGGTCAGCCCCAGATCCATTGGTGTATGAGGCTCCGCCTATCATGTCGTACCACTTATCGCTACCGTCTGATGAATGACTTATTGAGTAGTCAGTATCGAATGCGAACCTCAAACCATTAGTCACGG